GCTCAGCCGCGTTGTCTAGCTCAGCAGGTCCGCCGCAGAACGGGCACGGCTCAAGGCCCTTCTCATTCACGGTCATGTCAAACCCTCATGTGATCTGCGCGGGAACTTCATCTGCCCCTTGCCGGGCAGTCGGTTGGCTGACTTGAGCGGCGGGCCCTTCGGTATGGAGCGGCGTTGCTCAGGTGGCTTGCGGGGCGGCGTCCGGCGCTCACGCTTCTGCCTCGGCTTGGGCGCTGACGGGCTCTTGGCGAATAGGTCGATTGCGAGCGCGTGCGGGTCGTCAATGCCGTAGCTTGCCCACCACGCCAGTTCATCACCGCGGTCGTGCTGCTGCATGTGATGGAAGTGGCACAGGGGCAGCACCCAGCAATCGTCGGCCTTCTCCTGCATTCCGAGGTCACGCTTGCCGTGGTGCGGCGCCGGCGTCCGAAGATGGGCGGCCTCCGAACCAGGGCGCTTGCATATCTGGCACGGTAGTGTGCGGACGTAGGCGAGGTGTGTGGGGTATTCGATGCGGGGCTGGCGTTGACGGACCACATCACGCTGCCTTCCTGTCGCGCTGCTTCATCCAGTCGAGATAAGTCGCCACCACATCGTAGCCGGCACGCTCATTGAGCTTGATGCTGGCGGCTTCGAAATAGCGGTTGAAGGTGTCCTGCGAGCACTCTGCAAAGCTCTTGCTGAGCGGGACGCGGATGTAGATCGGATCAGCCTTCGGCTGCGGCACGGCGATGTGACGAACGAAGCCAACCTCCAATTGCAGGAAGTCGCTGAGGCTGTCCTTGTCGAGCCAATAGGCCGATATGGCTTCAACGTTCTGGATCGCCCACGTGAGCGCGCCCCAGTACGTCCCGAGCTGCGGTAGTGACCGCGCTTTGGTGGCGGTGACGTTGAGGTCAACGTGCTCCGGCAACTCGGCCAACAGGTCGGCCCAGTCCTGAGAGGGCGCATAGAGATTCGCGCCTTTACGCCGGAGCACGTACTTGCCCATCAGGCCGCCACCCTTTCCACAGGCATGAACCGTTCGGGCAGATGATCGCGAGCGAACACCACAAACTCGCAGATATCGCGTTCCACAGTTTCTCCCATGCCGGGGAAGCGGTGCTCGGTGAGCTTGTGGAGGTTGCGGATCAGGTAGTTCTTGGGCGCGGATTCGTGCGCCTCGAAGATGTTCCACCGAAACGTGTCGGCGTGGAATATCTCGAGGTAGCTGCGCCACTGGAAGCTGCCCCAATAGCGGTCGGCGTCGAACTTGGCCGTGAATTTGTGGTCGTAGATGGTCTTGCCGTGGACGGCATCGACCTTGCCCACCAGTGTCACCACCACATCATCAACGATGTACTCGCGCGTCGCCTTCATCTCGCGAATGAAAGGCAAGTCCAGGTCGGCGTCGCATTCGAACGAGAACGTGAAGCCGGCGGCGGTGAAGCCGGAGTGGTCGCCGGGCTCGGCATGCTCCAGGGCAGCGTGGAGAGCCGTGCCGGCCTCCATCGCCTCGCTGGATGGCATCAGGTGTTTAAGCCTGGCGATAAGGTCCGCCAGCTCCATCTCATCCGTTTCGCGGAAGTAGATGAGCTGGTCGACGTCCGTTGCCGATACGCGAAGGGCCTGCATCAGGCGGCTTCCTTCGCGGGCTCGGTAGCCGGAGCGACATAGGCGCCCGTCTTCTTGTCGAAGGCGAAGCCAAGCTCCGCGGCGCGGGAATTGAGCAGCGCCTTGCACGCGGTCCCGCCCGCCTTGGCCCGCTCCATCAGCCCGTTGATCTCGTCAACCACGGCGATGGTCGGCAGGGTGGTGCGGAACCAGGTCTGCTCCTCGGCGACGGCCTGCTGGTCGGCCGTCAGTTCGTTGAGCCGGTCCTTGGTGCGCTGGAATACGCGGCCGAGGAAGCCGTCGAATTCCGGGCTCTCGGCGTGCGGCACGTCGAGGATAGGAAGCTGTCCGGGGTTCTTGCCGAAGGCGGCGTCGGACGGCGAGAACTTGAGCTGCAGCTTGCCGTTGACCATGACCAATCGGCCCATCGCGTCGGCGGCTTTGTAGATTTCGCCTTTGCTGCCGCCCTGCACGTCGAGGCGTTCGATGAGGTCGTCGCCATTGCGCTGCTCGTCCATGTGCGCGATCAGGACCACGTCCTTGCCGAAGCTGTTGAGCAGCTTGAGGAAGGTGATGAAGCGGGTCTTGAGCGTACCGTAGCCGGGCAGGGTCAGGGCGCCGTTCTTGTGCCCCTTCGGGTCGGTCTTGATGATGTCGGCGGTGATGGCGTCGAGCGCGCGGCCTGCGGTGTCCACGATGACCGTCTTGAACGGCTCGAGGTCTTCGGCGCTGATGCTCGCGACATCAGCCCAGGTGGCGACCGGCACGATGTCCTTGCGGTTCACCGCGCGGTGCGCACCGTTGTCGAAGTCGAGCAGCAGCGGCGCCTCGGCGGTGAATGCCAGCGAGGTCTTGCCGAGGCCGGGCGGGCCATAGATGACCATGTTGAGCCGTTCCACGGTAATGGGGTCGGCGGCGCGTGTGATCTTGAGCATCGAACGTCCTTTCGTTTGGTGTGGTCACCAGCACCGGCAGGTGCGTGGCGTGCATCCTGCGGGCGGGCATTGAGATTGGGCCGCAGCCATCGTCATCAGCAGAGCGGCGATGAGCCTTGATCTGCACTCAGCGGAGGCTTGCAGGTCGCGGTGGTCGGTGGACCGGGAAAGGGGGATGGTGGGGGAGGGACGGGTCATTCATTGCCCCGCACATCGATTGCGACGATGCACGCGCGAACCATCGTGCCGCTCGCCTTGAAGGCCCCGGCGTCAAGCTCCTCCCACGTGCTCGTCACCTGCTGCTCGATGAGGTCGCGGAACTTCCGGGTCTTCTCGTTGTCGCGGTAGATCACCGCTGCAGACATGACGGCGACCAGTCGTCCGCCCGGCTTCACGAACTTCATCGCGTGCGTCACGTGGTCGATGTCGGCCTGCCCCGCGAACGGCGGGTTCATCAGTACGAGGTCGAAAGACATGGTCTCTGACGGATGGAAGTCGGTCAGGAAATTGCTGTGATTGACCGCCCTTATCCCTGCCGCTCGCAGTGTCTCGCACCGCTTGGCATCAATCTCAACAGCCGTGACGCGGGCGCCAGCTGACAGGGCGGCGCGGGCGATGTTGCCAACTCCGGCGCTGGGCTCAAGCACGCTCGGCTTGTCGAAGTTTTCGATGTCGCTCAGGTTCATCACCTTGGCGACGACCTCGGGCGGGCTATCGAACTGACCGAAATCCTGCTTGGTTCGGTTGTACTCGCCGGTCAGCAGGATAGGGTCGAGAACGTTCGACACCGCCTCGGCGAACACATGCGCCTTCGCGCTGCGGTTCCACTTGCCGCCGATCGCCTCAAGCACCTTGTTCACCTCGGTGTAGAGCTTGCGGTCGAGGGCGCCGAGGTGGCCCATGTACAGGTGCGAGCCGACAACTTCCGCCGAGCCAAGCACCTTCATCACGTCGTCGCTGACACGCATCACGCCACCTTCGCCAGATTGACCGCACCAGCGACGACAGGGGCCGACGGCGCTTCGCGGTTGACCGCTCGTCCGGCTCGCTCAACCCGTCGCCAGTCGATGCCGCCCATTGCTTTGATAAGCGGGTGTTCGGTGCCGTGACGGCGGAAGGCATCGACAGCAGCCCGCGCCTTTTCCTCAGCGTCGTAGGTCCGGCTCAATAGCTCGCTGGCAGTGCGGAAAGTGCGCGGTTCGATTTCATCGTAAGCCCGTTCCAGCGAGACGGCGGCGGCGCGATTAAGCGGAAGCAGTTCGTCCAGCAGGTCGGCGTCCCGCATCTTGGACGGGCGCTGAAACTCGTGCTCGTACAGCTCCCAAGCCCGCACAACGTCCTGCGTGCGGTTGAGGAAGAACATGAAGCCGGTCACTGCGGCGTTGTCCCCAGCAGCCCGATGCCAGAACGCAGGGCAGTTGTTGGCGAGGTTCGCCGCCGCCGCTTCCATGTCATGTGCGTCGGCATTGCCGAAGCAGGAGGCGAGGGCTTCGATGCGGCTGAGCTGAGCGGTGGTGGCAGGCATTTGGTTCGCTCCATCTGCCGGGATGCGCTCCCGGATGCTGATGGGAGGATGTAAGCAAATCTTACGGCGTGGTGCAAGCGAAATCGCAAGTAGAACTTACGTTTCTTGCAAACCGATGAAATTACGGGCGAATCTAGCTAGTGGGTCAGGTGGGAGTGCCGCCTAGAACGATGTAGTGGACCGACACAGTTCCTTGGCCGGATTGAACTGCTCAAGGATCAGTTCGGCGTCGTTGTGCCGGACGAACCGCTTGATGTAGGCGAGGGGAGGGTTGCCCTCATTCGGGTTGGCGATTTGCGCTACCACGAAGTCACCCCGGCGCACGCGGCGCATCGGGTCCACAAAGACGGTTTCCCCGTCAAAGTATCGCGGCTCCATCGATTCGCCGGCGCATGTCACGGCGTAAGCGCCGCGCACCGGCGACAATTCCAGGCGGCGCCAGGATGTCGTCCAGTTTATTGCCGTTCAATATGAATTCCCCGTCGGCCCCACCAACAGCATGGCCGAATAATGGGATATACTCACCCCGTTCGGAGAGCTTGTCACCTAGAACGACTCCTGCACGGGCGGCGCCTGCGTCTCCGGAATCAGCAAATCCGGCTGTCGCGCTGCTTCATCAACGCGCTTGCAGGCGATCTCGAAATAGTCCGGGTCCAGTTCAATTCCCGTCCCGTGACGGCCCATGCGCTGGCAGGCGACGAGGGTGGTGCCGCTGCCCATGAAGGGGTCGAGGATGGTTTCACCAGCCAATGACACACGCGCCACCATCCACTCCACAGTCTTGAGCGGCTTTGGGCACGGATGCTGGATTGTGCGGTCCGTCGCCTCTGTGGTCGCAAACGCATTGGGGCGGCTACCCAATCCGTTTGCGAGGTATGGGTCTTTGCCGTAGTAGAAAAGCGGCTGCGAACAGACGAAGCCCCACGGGCCGGCGTTTGCCCCAGAAGGATAGTAAATTACGCCGAGGCTGCGCGGTTCGTCATACTTGAACGCATTCGCATTCCCTGGCGTGACAATTGCAGATCTCGCCTTACCGACGGCCATGCGGACAGCGGGGACGCATATGGCAGAAATGTTTTCCGGCGTGTCGTCAAAAGACGCATAGGCAAATCCGTTGCTTCCGTGTTTGGTCTTGCTGCCTTCATAGTTCACCCCATACGGCGGGTCCGTCACCACGGCATCGAACCGCCCCAGCGTCGGCATCACCTCAAGGCAATCCCCCAAGATCAGGCGCTGGTTGCCGATCCGTTCTTCACGAATGATGGTCATAGGGTACTGCATTCGGTGTTTCGCTCAATTTTGAGGCATCACCTGAATAAGCAGGGCCTTTGCCGGTCGCAAGCCACTCAAACGAAACGCGGAACTTATCCACGATCGCCTGCATGTTCTCCCGCTTTATCCCCAGCCCGCGTTCCCAATTAGCAACGGCGCCGCGCGAGACGCCCAGGCGCTTGCCGAAGGCTTCCTGCGTGGCGGAGCCGCGCACCTCGCGGACACGCGCGCCGATTTCGTCGTCTTGGGCCATGGGCGCAAGATAATCGGGGCCACTGTCAAAATCGCTGTAAGACATGCTTGCG